TACGGGAACTCTGGCGACAGGAACTCTGGTATTTTTTGCACGACGGAGCCCGAGTGTTATGCCTTTAATAAGCCGACGGGGAAAAAATACTCAGAGATTGATCATCCCGATCTTAGCAACTACTCACCAACCGAATGGGTCGAGTCAGAGAAGATGACTGAAGAGGAGAAAAAGAAATTCCCGAACCACGGAAACACTGGTGGTTGTCTGCGGACGCTTAGCTACAAGGAGATGTGGGCTAGAGGCTGGGCCAAGGACACCGAAGAAAATAAGCGGAAGATTCAAGCGCTGCCGAATTTTGACGCTGATATTTTCTTTGAGATTACGGGGATCGACGTTCGCAAAACTTCGTGCGCTGGGAAGGTTGTTGAGATCGATGGTCGCAAGTACAGACTACAAGAGGTCGCCTAGCGCGTGGAGGGGGTGATGGATTTAACGCATGCGGTAACTTGGCTAGAGGCGCTTTACAACGAGGCGCACTTTATTATTCAGACAGATCCGGCTCCCGAATCCGAGGCTGGTATGCGACTAGCGTTCTTGGTGATGGCGATCCAGCACTATGAGAGGGCGGCTGGGTTTTGCAAGCAGTTGGACGAAATAGAGGACGATTTAGCAGAGGAGGCGCGGGAAGCGTGACTAAGAAGAAAAAGAGTAGGCCGGTGATAATGATCTCTGATGTCTTCATGCTCAAGACAGAGATGGAGGACTTGCGAGATACGATCGAGTACTGGGAAGTCAATCAGGAAATCAACGCCAAGCTATTTTTCGAGAAGATTAAAAATCTCGAACGAAGCGTTGAGCACCTACAGAAATGGGCCGAAAAGCTTGATGACCATCTAATTGAGTTGCGTCGTAAGATGAAACGAGGAGCGCGGCAATGAGTGAGGAAGTTGAATACTGCATTAACCCATCAGAGCCGGATTTTGATGAGGCATCGGGGAATATCTACATTGGAGAAGGGGAATCTCAAGAAGGGCTTGCTGCTACCATTCGCATCGAATTTCGAGATTGGGCATTCGCGGAGGCCGAAGTTGAGCACGCTATTGAAATTGCCAGGGATTATTTAGCGCAGCAACTCTGCAATCACTTCAACGATCTGGAGAAAACCAAGTCATGATCAAGGACGACAAACGAGAACCATCACCTATTAACCACTACAAGCTATGCCCTAAATGTGGTGGCCTGATTCACGAGCTATTCCCGCACATCTGCAACATACAACATCCTGTGAATTACGTTGAGGACGCCTTGCGTCAAATCACGACGGTAAACACTCCTATCAAGCCAGAAAAAGCCCCGCCATCAATACGGTTGCCGCTGTGGGTAGCTCTTGACGCGCTTCATGATGCCGAAGGGGATGACTATGTTTTATTTCGTGACGAGATAATCAAAGCAATCGAGACGGAGATCGACGCAATGCTGGAGGTTGCAAGCAAATGACTGACCAAAAACCGGACGGCTATATAGCGTGGCATCCTGAGCATGGGCACGATTCAGCAACAGAGGACGGAGGCGTTTTTGTGGCGGAATCTCCCGAGCAACTAAGATTGTCTGACAATTCCCCATTTAGTAAGAGGCTAAGAAAAGACGGCTGGCGCATCCGGCCCTGCAAGATTGTGTTTTTGGATGAGGATCAACCATGAGCAAGCTAGGGCGGGTTTACTACGCAGATCGAAGAATTGATTTTGATGAAAATTTTTGCACACTTTACACGAAGCAGGGCAATACAGCAGAGGAGCCGTTCCACGTCCTCACACAGTCAGAGCTTGGAGAACTGATCAGGTCGTTTGCTGATCTACTAAACCAAGAATACGGGAGAGAACGCATGGAGCCAGGTGTACTTGACGCAACGACACACCGGATCATGAAGGAGCTGCAGAAGCCATGACCCCCAAAACAAAGGCAGAGCTGGCGGCGGAGGAGTGCGCCAAGAGTTACTATGACTACGATCTGAAATGCGGCGTTGAAGCGGCGGGGCGCTCTTACGACAAGGATCGGGCATTCGTCGCAAATATATTTCTCGCTGGCGTTCGCTGGCTGGCCGCTGAGCTGGAGAAGAGGGCGGTAGAGATAAACAAAGTGGGCGAAGAAGGCTGGCCGGTTGAGGGACGATTTGTGGAGCTCTCCGCAATCAAGGAATTAACGGGGAATGAAACCAACAGCGACACTACTACTAAGGCCAATGGAGACTCTCATCTTTGGTGACTACAAATTCCACAATCCGACTGACTGGGGTAATGTACGTCAAACTCTATCCGCAGCCTGAAGAGCCAAAACCAAGCACCGACGCCCACGACTACGAATGGATCGACGCAACAGGCGAGGGGGCGGGGGAATGAATCCGCTTCGCTGGCTCTTAAACCAATTACCCCAAGACGATGACGACTCAGCCGGTTGGTGGATTTTCCGCTTGCCGAAGCGCTGTGAATGGATGCAAAGAGGCGCAAATCTTCACGATTGGGACTACGAACACGCAAAGGAAGAACCGAAACGCCTCTCAGAGTCAGACGGCGATCTCTTCTGGCGCTGGGCGCTAGAAGCTCATGCAGAACAAGACCCGATAGAGAGATGCCGTAAGTATCGTGACATCTGTCGATACTGGCCCTATGCGAGATACTTGGGGCGATATTTTTGGGACGGAGAGAGAAAGGAATGAGCGAAGACCTGGAGAAAGTGATGGCGTTTTATAGAAGGCACCAGTGGCGAAGGTGCTCGGAAGAACTGCCGACCGAAAACGGATCTTATTTAGTCCTTAACGGCCATGGATATCTCGATATCGATCATTGGCGGGATGGTGAATGGACCGGATCCTTTCCTGGGTCAAACTATTTTTGGTGTCGCTACCCTGATTTTCCAGAGGGGGAGAAGTGAAGGCGAACCATCGCGAGGCGTTTATCAAGCTCAGAGAGCTATGCAGGGAGTACGGGATGTTCATCAGGCCGGAAACCGACGACGGGGGCTTAATGTTCATATTCGAGGACGGAGATCCTGAGGAAGGGTTTGGTAGCGGCGGCGGCCATTGGTACACATCAGCGGATGGGAACTTTGGCCATGATTCGCAATATCTACATGAAGAAGTTTGGGATCTTGCTTGGTTGGATAAGAAATGATCGAAATCCTCTTGTTCCTATTCCTCGGCCTCTGCTTCAACGTGGGTTGGCACCACTACCGCATTAAGCAGCTCGAGCTACACCTAGACCGCCTCGCTAGAGCAATCGCCACCTACTACGACGCAGAGAAACTATGCGAGCTGACCGCCGAAATGGTCATGGAAGCATCGCCGCGCATCAAGCGCCGATCCAACAGAACGCCTTTAACCGTGGTGAAGGGGCCAAAGCAGTGAGACGCGCCGCTAAGGTGGATTGTAATCAACCGGAGATCGTCCAAGCCCTGCGCAAAGCTGGCCGCACGGTCCAACCGCTACACCAAGTAGGCAAAGGATGCCCCGATCTCTTAGTTGGCTATCAGGGCGTGAACTACCTACTCGAAGTGAAGACAGACAAGGGCGATCTAACCGAGGACCAAGTTACCTGGATTTCAAACTGGAGGGGGCAATCTTGGATCGTCCGTTCTGCTGAAGAAGCGATTAGGCGAACAGGTGAATCTTAGAGGGAATAAAAAAGCCCGTCATAGCTAGTGACGGGCGAAACGCGAACGAATCGATACTTACGAGCCGAAAGAGCAGTTACTACCGTCTTCCTTAAAAAACATTCTAAGGGGTCGGTTTTCTATGGCAAGCGATTTTAGAGATAAAATTGGCAAAGACTACTCTTTTGATCCAGTCCTAGATCCTCAAGTCCTGCACAACGCCAAAGACTCCCCAGAGCTGAAACTCATCCGGGCCATGTTTGAGAGGGCTATGCTTGACCTAACCGGCTCTAACGCCAGAGACAAGGCATCAGCCGAATGCTGGATCTTCTCTGCTGAAGATCCCAACGCCGATCTCCCGTTCTCCTTCGAATGGGGGTGCTATCATCTCTCATGGTGCCCGATTGAAATCAGAAAGAAGTTTTCAATCCGCTTGCAGGAATCAAAGGTGGGGCTTTATAATCTGGAAGAGACGCGACGAGAGACGGCCGTAAAGGGTCATTACGGGGCCGATATTCTGCACTAAGCTACCTACCCCTAGGGGCAGCTTCTAAGATTCAGTAGAAATCAATAGAAATCAGAGAATGGCCGGTAAGGGAGGCGCCAGAGCTGGCGCTGGTCGAAAGAAAGGCACACCAAATAGCAAAGCGATGGTTCTTGAGTACAAGACCATACGCGCACAAGCTATCGAATCGGGTGAGTTGCCTCATGAGTTTTTGTTGAGAGTCTCAAGAGGAGAGAAAATCAAAGCCGCTATCCATCTTCTCACGGGTGGATATCAGGAGGTTGAGCTACCTCCGACACTAGAGCAGCGCATAGACGCAGCCAAAGCAGCCGCGCCGTTTTTCGCTCCGCGCCTCGCACAGATAGAACAGAAGATCGAAATCGAAGAGAAAGCCGAGATAGCAGACAAACCGCTGACCGAAGTCGAATGGTCGGTGATTTATGGAGCAATCCCAGGAGGAGCGCCCGAAGAAAATCTCATGGGCTCCACAACCGGGACCGCAGGAGGCGCTGATACACTGCCCGTACCAACTGATAGGGTTCGGGGGAGCTAGGGGCGGCGGTAAGACAGATGGGGTGCTCGGCAAGTTTGGCCTAAAGGCTAAACGCTATGGCCGCGCATTCAATGCGGTATTCTTTCGCCGTGAGATGCCCCAGGCTGATGACTTAATCGACCGGGCACAAGAGATTTACATACCCACGGGGGCAGAATGGCATGAGCAGAAAAAGCTCTTTATTATGCCGGGTGGTGGCCGTATTCGCTTCAGGCCGCTCGAAAATGACGCTGACGCTCAAAAGTACCAAGGACAAAACCTCTCAGACGCGGCGGTTGAGGAGGCTGGAAACTACTCTGACCCGTCACCGTTATGGAAGCTCTTTGGAGCGCTCCGGTCTACCGCTGGAGTCCCGGCACAGCTAATCCTTACGTTCAATCCTGGCGGCCCTGGTCACTGGTGGCTTAAGGAGAAGTTCATTAAGCCAGCGCCGTTAGGGATGCAGCCTATCCCCTGGAAGCTACCAACCGGCAAGGTGGTTCATTACGTCTATATCCCGTCAAAGGTGCAGCAGAACAAGATTCTGATGCTCAAAGACCCTGGATACATTGACAGGCTTCACCTTGTCGGCTCGCCTGAATTGGTTCGCGCATGGCTCGAGGGGGACTTTGAGATCCACATGGGGAGCTATTTCCCTGAGTTTTCTTCCCGCCACATCATTGCGCCGTTTGCCATCCCTCAACACTGGACCTCTCGTTACCTTGGCTTTGACTGGGGATACCACAGCCCTTTTTGTGCGGTATGGGGCGCGGTATCGAGTGGCAAATGGGACAACGGCAAGGAGGCGGTATTACCAGACGGTCGGCTAATCCCCAAAGGGGCGATCGTTATTTACCGTGAGGCTTGGGGTAAGGGCATCGACAATGCCGATATAGCGCAAAAGATTGTTCAGCTCTCAGAGATTGAGCCGGGCCGGTATGAGGATCTGATCATGGCGGCTGACCCTTCCATTATGTCGCATGAGGGCGGCCCGTCGATTAACGATCAGTTCAAGGAGGTTTTCGCTCGGCACAAGTTTAGCCACTTTCGCTCGGCTGATAACGATAGAATCTCTGGTTGGTCGCAGATACGCCGGAGGCTTAAACCTAACCCGGCAATGCTTTACATCTTCAGCACGTGCCCATACCTCATCGAAACTCTACCAGCGCTTGCCATAGACGAGAAAAAGCCGGAAGATTTAGACACTACAGGAAATGATCACGCAGCCGATGCGCTGCGATATCTCTGTAAAGAGCGCGTCCTAGAATCGATCCTCGAAATTAAATCCGAGCCGGTAAGACAGGGCGTTGTGAAGGTCAAAGACTTTATTGACCAGCAACGACGTAAAGCCCGAGAGGTCCGGATTTAATGCCCGTAAAAGGCCCAGAGAAATACACCGCGAAGTATTGGCACGACCAGATCACCAATGCTGAAGAGCGGTATAAGAAATTCTGCGAACAGGCCAAGCAGTCAATCGAGGTCTACAACACCAAAAAGAAGATAGACGAGGTAGAGCGCCGCATTAATTGCTGGTGGAGCTTGGTGAATACGCTGCTTCCGGCCTACTACTCATCAACGCCAAAGGCTCAGGTTGAGCTTAAGAAGAAAGCAGGCAGTCAGATTCACAGCCTTGCGGCGGTAGCGCTTGAGAGAGCTACCCAATGGGAGATGGATGAGGGCTTTGATTTTGACCAGGGGGGGCTTGATGCCGCACTGCATTTTCTTCTCACGGGACTAGGCGTTTTGTGGGCTCGATATGACGCGAAAATCCAGAAGAAAGAGCTTGAAATCACACTTATTAGAGGTCAATCCGGTTTGGTTATGGCTGATGGAAAGCCATATACTGGAGGAGAAAGCGAAGTCAAAGAGAAAGAAGACGGCTCGCTCTACTGCTGCGAAGAGTACGAAGCGAAAGAAAACGAAGCGGCGATCCTAGAGCTTATCAATTTTGACGACTTCAGGTGCTCAGACGCTAGGAATGCAAGCGAGATTGAATGGAAGGCTCGCCGCGCATGGCTGTGTGAAGAGGAAGCGACGGAGATATTCGGCCCTGATATCGCTAAAGACCTGTCTTACGACTCTTTCCCTGAATCGTTTAAGCGCGATCCCAACTCTGGCAAGCGGGACGAATACAACGGGAAGGCCGAACTTTGGGAGATTCATTGCGAAGAGTCAGGCAAGGTCTATTGGCTACAGGCCAAGGGCGAAAAGTCGGTTCTGCAGTCAGACACGCCGAAGCTTAAGTTTGAAGACTTCTACCCCTGCGTTGAAATCAGAGCTTCGACGGACCCGCTCTCTGTGGTCCCGGTGTCGGATTACGAGCACTGCAAGGATCAGATTCTTCTATGCGAGCGACTCACCACTAGAAAGCACGCGCTAATCCAGTCAATCCGGACAAACTTCGGCTACGACGCTACAGTGCCCGAGCTTGGCGACTTCTTTAACGGTGACTTGAAGGGGATCCCGGTTAAGAATTGGCCGTCATACAAGAGCCGGGGCGGCTTGGCTTCAAGCATGGAGTTTCAAGACCCAACGCCTTACGTGCAGGCGCTTGCAGTCATTACCGAGCAGGAGCGAGAAGCGTGGGACAAGCTCTGCGAGATGACTAAATGCTCTGACCTGCTCAGAGGGCAGACCGATCCAAATAAGACGGCAACGGCAAACAGGCTTGAGAACGCATGGTCAAGCCTTGGGCTTATTGTGCGACAGAATCAGTTCGCTAACTTCATAGGCCGGGCGGTCGGCAAGCTTGGCACGGTTATTGCGCAAGCGTATTCACCAGAAAGAATCTCTGACATCTCAGACCTAAAGGGGCTTGTGGCTCCACTGGCTGAGAATGACCCCATGAAAGCTCAAGCAATTGAGCAGCAGGTTCTTGCGGTTATTAAGAACGACGTTGAATCAGCTTACCGCATAGAGATCGCCTCCGATTCCATGGTGGCTCTAAACGAGCGCCAAGAGAGACAAGACGCTGTAGACCTCGTGCAGTCTGCCGGTGCGTTCTTCCAGCAAATGCAGCAGATGGTTGAGCAGTACCCGCCGATGGTTACGCTCGGGATTGAGCTGTTTCAGTTCATTGTGCGCCGGTATCGGGGCGGGAAAGAACTAGAGCCTATCTTCATCGATGCGCTTCAGAAGGTAGGCGCGATGGCGCAGCAGAAGCAGGAGGCAGCACAGCAGCAGCCGCCTGACCCTGCCATGATTGCGGCTCAAACCCAGATGCAGATCGCCCAGATGGACGGGCAAACGGCCTACATGAAGGCGCAGACCGATATTCAGCTCGCGCAAATGAAAGACCAGCGGGAAGCGGCGGCGCAGCAGTTTGAGCAGGTTGTGAGATCTCGAGAGCTAGAACTTGAGGCGCAAAAGGTTTCTGTCTCCATGATGGAAGTGCAGGCCAAGATCGCCCAGGGCCAGCAGCAGCTAGAGCTTGAATCGCAAAAGGCCAATACGCAGACGGCTAAAGATATGCTGCAAATGCAGGTCGATAAGCACATGCAGCAGGTGGACGCCATGATTCGCCAGCAAGAGGCCAACACCAAAGAGTTAGCAGCGAAGATGCAGGCTTGGGAGAAGCTCCAAGAGGAGCGCCGGTTAGCTCAAGTAGAGCTTGGACAGAAGAAAGAGAGAGAGCGGCCTATTCAGATCATTAATCAGATACCAGCGCCGAAAAATAAAAAGATCACAAAGCTAAAGAACGCAGACGGAAGCGAAACCTACAAGTCGGAGGAGGCAGACGATTAATTATGTAGGGGTCGCCATGAAGATTTTTGCTCGTTTATCGCTATTCATCGGGGTATTTATCCCCGCTCTCGCTAGTGCTCAGTTCCCGGTGTATCAGGGACCAGCTCCCACACCGGCCCTCCAAACAACCCCGTTTAACTCGATAGCTAAAGGATTCGCTACTGACGAATACCTACGGCAGCAGTGCGTGATCGTTTCGTCAACGATGGCCAATAGCCCGGTAAGAGCTGAAGACTCGGCGTTTGCTAACGCTGACGCAACGATGGTGATCGGCGGGGTGAATAACCGATCGCTTTCCACCTTCAATTCTACAAACGGAGACGTAACGCCATTTTCGGTATCGGATAAGGGCATTTTAGCGGGAATGCTTGTCTACGATTCGACATTTGCGGGCGCTTCGACTCCGATGGTGCCGGAAGACACCGCGGTACAGAACGCTCAAACGCTGGTGATGCTTGGAGCAATGCGGGAGGACACTCTAGCTGCGAATACCGACACGAGCGCAGATGCCACCCAGATCAAGACTAACAACCTTGGAGCGCTCTACACGCAGGTAGTTGGCGGCACGGCGAACGGAGGAACCGTCACCGGAGCGATATCGGCAGCAACCAATAACGCCACTGTAGTTAAAGCCTCTGCAGGGCAGGTGTACTCGATACACGCTTGCAATATTAACGCAGCGGTTCGCTATCTCAAACTCTACAACAAAGCGACGGCACCAACGTGCGGGACAGATGTTCCGGTGATGCGCATACCGATTCCTGCCTCTAACTGTACCCCTACGATCCCTTTCCCTATTGGCGCAGCATTTGGAACCGGCATTGGGTTTTGCATCGTTACTGGTGCGGCCGACACCGACAACACGGCGACGGCAGCAAACGAGCAGTTCGTTAACATCACCTACAAGTAACTCGCTCCATGGCTGATGACACGCTGGTTAGCAATAACCCGCTCTCGAATAATCCAGACATCCCCGTGCGCGGTACGGCTAGTACCGATCCGTCCCACACGGGGAAGGTTATTCAGCACATGCGCCTCGATAAGGGTAGCGGGGGAGCTGAGAGCGTAGTCACCGACGCAAACCCGTTACCCACAACCGCCACGATCTCCGGCACTGCCAACGTGAACCTGACCCAAGTCAACGGCGCGGCGGTAAGCCTGGGCAAAAAACCAGCGAACAATTCAATCCCGACCGTGCTCTCTGTCACGCAGCAGGATGGCCTGGTTCAAGGGGATGATGTCCTCCCGATGGGGGTCTGGGGTTCTGGTGCGGGGCAGTTTACCGCCTGGGACGGTGGCGTAATTCAGAACGGGAACTGGAGTGTTCGCATTCAAGACGGAAGTGGCAATGCGCTCACCTCAACGACTGGCACCCCAGCAGCCGCTGATCGTGGACTAGTCACCCGCAATATTAACTATCTCACCGACTCCTTGAGCGGTACTCCGTTCTCGGCCAAGGGTAACTCGGCATTCGGCACGTCATACGCCACACTACTGACCAACACCGGAGCGAACATTGCCTACGGCAACGGGACGGTTGGGGTCAGCAACAACGTGCAGCGGGTTACAATTGCTTCTGATTCCACGGGACAGATTAAAGCGCTGACTAACGATTCTTCTGGTAACGGGGTCGCTTCAGCGACCGCAGCAGTCACGGGATCAGAGCGGGGCCTGTACACGAACATTCGCGTACAACTATGACGGAAACGGGAATAAGCTAGTAGGCGTTTCTTCTACGGCTCCGTCTGTCGGCGGCAATGCTCTCGTTCAGACGCCTTATTATAACTACGATTCCGTTGGGCCGTTAACGCTCTCCGCAGCCGGAACTTCGCAAACTATCTCTTCCGGCGATTACGAGCTGGTGGAGTTCACGATCTCTGGTACTCACACAGGAGTCACTCTCGTATTCGAACTTAATACTGACGGCCCGTCTGGTGGTACAACGTGGAGTTCTACGAGCTGCTACTACCGCCACACAGAGGCGAGCACGACCGCAGTCGGCGGAGCCAACATCAAATACTCGTTCAGGATCAACACTGGTGGCTTGCCGTTTCGCATTCGCTGCTCTGCTATCGCAACGGGATCGGTCACCATCAATGCCAAACTCTGGCGCGTTCCTTGGATTCAATATTCGCAGCGCGTCTGGGGTACGGTTAATGCGAGCTGCTCGGGTGTGGTTCAGACGGTTCCCACTTCCGGATACAAGGTTTATTGGGAAGGCGGCTCTATCGCAGCAGCGTCTATTGGTGGACCTGGCACTGGCGGAGCGACTCTGATGTATGTCACGAGCAACCAATGCTACGAGCATCGCATCGCAAACTCAACAGAAGTCTCGATTCTCTACTCCGTGGACGGTGGTGGCGTATGGAGTTCGCTCGCGCCTGGTGAAAAGGAAACGATCAATATCCTGAACGATCTTGGCGGTTGGATTGATTCTGGCACTGAAATCTACGTGGCCTACGAATCGACCGCTCCGCTACTGGGCGAAGTCTGGTACAGGGCAGGATTTTTCTGAGGAGCTATGATCACACGAAATGAAAAAGGCGAGCTGGTGATAACTCGTCAGGTAGTTAAAGAAGAGACTCGAACGGTGAAGAGTTTAGAGTCGCTACTACACGAGCAGGGGGCACTTCAGGACGCGCTGACGCGCATACAGGCTAGGCTCGATAGTGTCACCGCAACGATCGCGGAAGTTCAGGCGCTAGATGAGAAGTGAGCTTACTTTTACTCCTAAACCCAAAGTTCTTCCGTATATCGGACTTAGAGCCGAGCCTGAAAGAGCACGAGGGGGGAGAGAGAAAACGCAAACGTAAGAGGGTTGAGTTTGACCTTGGGGCGAAGTTGTCCCCAGTCATTCCGTTACCAGCGGCCCCGGTAGTAGACGCGCTACCGAGCCCAAGAATCGAGCCGAACGAGTCAGAGGAGGACGATATTTTTGTACTTTTCTTCTTTGACTTATGACAGACGAGAAAGACGATAGACCCGATTGGCCCTCACGCTTTGGCTCACTCGGCGAAAAGATTTTTGGTAAAGACGACCCGTTTAACGATCTCAAATACAAGCGGGCAATAGACCTGTTTTCGTCGGACGAGATGGAGCCGACAGCCAACCCGCTAAACCCGAAAGAGATATACACGAGCAAATCCAAGCTTCGCGCAGTTTATAGAGCTGCGGGGGTGGAGGAGGTAGGGACCGCATACGAGAACGGATATCGACCAGAGCAGGAAAGAGAAAAGAGCTTTAACCGCTTCCTTGAAAAACTAGGGGATAAATTCAAGGACCGCATAAGACATGGATAATGCAGAAACCAGCACCACAGAAGCCGCGCCAGAAACATCAACCGAAGCACCAAGCCGCGAAAGTACAGAGATTAAATCCTCTGATACTGGCTCCAAGCTGAACCTGTCACTAAAGCGGGATAAGCCAGCGGAGAGCACTAAGTCGGAGGGGCTCAACATTCGCAAGAGCCTACGGGCCAACATGAAAGAGCCTGCGGAGAAGGTGGAGGCTCAAGTTTCGGCAGCTCCCCCGGCTCAAAGCTCAGGGCAGCAAGTAACCCAAGCCTCGGCACAGGCGGCAGCGGCTATTCTTCCCCCGGCTGACATGTCGGCAGAAGAGAAAGAGGTATTTAACAACCTACTATCTCACCCAACCCCTGAAAACGTGCAGAAGCTTCAGGCTTACATTTCACGCCGGGCCTATGAGCAGCGCTCAGACTACACACGAAAGACTATGGAGCTTGCCGAGCGGGAAAAGGCCGTATCTGACGTTATGGGCGTCATGAAAGAGTACGCGCCAGCCTACGCTAAGGAAGGGATCGGTGTTCAAGACATTGTGCGCCGGGCCGTTGCGTGGGATCAGAGCTTTAAGGCTGACAGGCTTGGAGCTGCAAGAGAGTTCTTAGAGTCTTACGGCATTGACCCTTCCGAATTGGTCGGCGGCGAAGCGGAGCAAGCGCCTAACTATCTTACCAGAGAAGAGGCAGAGGCATTAGCGGAGGAGAAAGCTCAATCGCTGTTGATGCGAAGAGACCAAGAATCGCTTGCACAGCAGAATTATTCAGCTCTACAATCATTCGTAGAGTCTAAGCCTCTATTCCGCGACCCTGGCACGGCGGCGCAGTTAGAAGAGAAAATGGCCCCGATTGTGGCCGCTCTTAAGGACAGCAACCCGTACAAGCCAGTACGCGAGATCCTAGATTATGCTTATGACTTAGTTACGAAAGGCGATCCGACTTTTTCCGGCTTAGTCTCACAACTAAACGCAAAGTCAGACGCCGAGCGACAGCAAGCCGAAGCCGACAAAGCGAAGGCGTTAAGTCGTTCAATATCAGGCGGCCCCGGTTCGGGATCCCCCAAAGTTAAATCAAAGAACTTCCGCGAGGGATTGGCGCGCCGTATGGGCATTTAGTGCTCGATTCCTCGCTTAACCAGTGGGGAATTTTTAATGGCTAATTTAGAAGAAGCAGTAGTGGCAACTCTGTTCGATCAGTCGGACGAGATTGCTGACGAAATTCTGCATCACTCGCCGGTTCTTGCAACATTGAATGAGCAAGGATTGGTTCGCCGGTTCTCGGGTGGATACGAAATCCGAAAGCCAATTATGTATAACGATACTGCGGTTGGAGGTTTCTACTCTGGCTTCAGCTCGTTCAACCTCGATTCGATTGACGACTTCACCGCGTTCCGATTCGCAATTAAGCAGTGCTATGAGCCTGTAGCGATTTCAGGCCGCGATAAGAGAGCAAACCGCGATCAGGAAATGCTTTTGGACTTGGCAGAAACCAAGATGAAAGCAGCGGTTGCTCGATTGAAGAACACCGTATCCACGTCGCTTCGCGGCGATGGTACGGGCTCTGGTGGTTTGGAGTTCGACGGTTTGAAGAAAGCCGTTGCAAGCTCTCCAAGCTCTGGAACCTACGGTCAAATCGATCGCTCCTCGAACACGTTTGCACGAAACGTTGCTGTAACCAGCGTTGGTCTTACCGCTGCGAACATTCAAGAGAACATTTCGGACACCATTTCTCAAGTTACTCGTAACGACGAGATGGTTGATCTCGGAATCATGGATCGCACGGCTTGGAAGTATCTCCATAGCTCGCTTACTGCGATTCAGCGCATTAACCAACCTGTTAAGAAGGCGATCGCCGGATTCCGTACCTTGCAGTACGACGGCGTGGACTTCGTGTTTGACGGTGGATACGGCAGCTCGGTTCTTGAGTCTGCATCGGTTCGCTTGCTGAATACTAAGTATTGGAGTTTTGACCTCGTGAGAGGCGCAGACTTCAAGCCGCTCGCGCCAGAGATGGCTCGACCAGTAGATCAGGATGCAGTGTTCACGGTGGTTATCGTTGAAGGTAACCTCTGCTGCTCAGCTCCGGCTCTTCAGGCTTTCTTGCAGTAATTTTAGGGAGGCTTAAGAGATATGTCACTTACTGGATCACTCGGAGTTAATTACAAGAAAAGCTATGGCACCGCACCTTCAATCTTCCCTGCGAAACTTTTGGATCGCGGGTCGGACAAGGACGCGGGGGAGTTTGTGTTCATCAAAGCGGGAGCAGCAATTGCTCAGTACGCTTTTGTGGGCATTACCTCCGCTGGTGTCGCTACCGAACTAACCACTACTACCTACGCAGCATCGATGATAATCGGCGTTGCTCAGGTTGCGCTCGCAACTGATGAGTACGCATGGGTGTGGGTTGGTAAAGGCGGCGGAACCGGAGTCGGTATCAAAGGCAAGGTTGCAGCTAACTATGCAGCTTATGCGGTGATGCACACAACGGCGACGGCTGGCGTCGTAGACGATGCGGCTACAAAAGTTCTTGGTGGCGTCGTCGGTCTTACGACTGACGGCGGATCGGGATCTTCTGTCGAGCTGTACGCTTGCGGAAACATCATCAAGGTTACGCTCTAACCTAAACGGGGCCGGAAACGGCCCCAATTTCAAGGATTTTCAAACATGGCATCAACTGACGTTACCAAACTAATGGGCGTTGGAGTGCCGGATCAGGTGGCGAAACAGCTTGATACCTCTTACGGGGTATCGGTGGGCACGGTCGCTGCTGCTGGTTCGAGCATTACAGACGCTACCGCAGTTTCTTCTGAATTTAACAAGGTGACGGGCGCAGATGGAACGAAGGGGGTGAAACTTCCAGCGCTCTCGACGGTTCCGACTGGAAAGCTCATCACGATTGTTAACTCTGACACGGTAAGCGCTCTCAAGATTTACTCGAACGCCGCCGGAGAGACTATTTCGGGCCAGGCTGGGAACACCGCGATCTCGCTCGCGGCTAAGCTCCAGCTTCGATGCACGAAGGTTAGCTCAACTGAGTGGTTCGCCGAGAAGGGAGTGATTCCGTACTAAGCGATCTCTCACGCGAACGGGTTAGGTGAGCGCGGATCGAATCGACTCTTAGGGCCTGAAAGCGCGGTTACTGCCGCATTTTAGGAAACCAAGAGGGAAATATGGGACTTAGTTACGCAGAAATTTACCAGCGAGAAATGGGACCGAGGCCGACTCGGCGGCGCTGGGACGGTTGCAACATTCGGTTTTTTTACACGCTGAACCTAATCCGAAAAAGTCAGAGGAGGCCAAACGCTTAATCTGCGATGAGATCGAATGCGCGGAAGTCTTTCCGCCGGGTGGCGAGAGGACCGTTGTAAAGCTCGAGGAGAGTCACAAGCTCGAGTATGCAGCGGAATACGCGGCTTGGAAGGCAACGCAGGCACAACCTGCAAGCGGAACCCCGCTGTCAGAGTGGACGATGCTCCCAAAATCCACGTGTGAGGAGCTTCGATATCTTGGCTTTAGCACTGTTGAGCAGGTGGCGGAAGCCAATGACGCAGCAAAGCAGAAGATGGGGCCGCTCCAGAACTGGTGCAAAAAAGCCAAGGAGTGGGTCGATTCTGCAGGCTGTAAGCAGAACGAGGTTGCAGCGCTGAAAGAGAAAGCCGAGCGCCTCGAGAAGAAAGTGAAAAAGCTGGAAGAGCAAAACGAGATCCTTATCCAGCGGATTGAGGCAAATGAGGGGATAAGATTACGTGACAATCCTTGAGGCAGTCACCAACGTAGCAGCAGAAGCCGGGTACGAGGTTGATACGACCGTTGTTGGGTCGACTGATCAGACTACCCGGCAACTGCTCGCCATTGCCAACAGGGTTATCCAAAAAATGTCCAAGGCGTACCCTTGGTCAAAACTGTTCACGAGCGGTTCCATAACCCTCGCGGCTGGGACGGCTAGTTATGCGTTACCAGCCGCTTTTTCTCACTATCACTACGATACGTTCTGGAATCAGAGCACGAGATGGCGCATGTATGGGCCGCTCTCTGAACAGGAGTACGCCGACGTTCAAGGTTTTGGGCTGGGAGTGGAATACTTTCAAAGTTTTCAGCTTAGGGGCGTGACGAATAACAGGCTCACGATTTACCCAACACCCACGAGCACGGAAGATGGTCAGATAATTATTTTCGAATATGCAGCAGATAGGCCGGTTAGACCTCCGACTTGGGCAACAGGGGAGGCTATCACGGCGGGTCAGTACCGTTTTTATAACGGCGTGTACTACACGGCGACAAGTTCGGGCACGACTACGGGGAGCACGGGGCCAAGCGGTGACAGTGGCGTAACGTGGTCTACCTATACGGGAGCCTATAACGAGTTTCAAAGCGATGGCGATGAGCCGGTTTTGTCTCAAGCGGTTCTTGAGCAGGGAATGCTTGAGCGCTTCGGAGAGATCCACGGCATTGAATCAATCACACGTACCTTCATGGCGGATCTGAACGAGGAGTTTTCTCGTGATGCAGTCGGGAAAGTCATCTACGCAGACAACCGAAGCGAGGTCGGCATGTGGGGCAGAAATAACAGGGTGGTGTTTGGGTCATGACGTCAAAGGCTGAGTACCAAAAGCAGGTAATGCAATACATGGAGCTTATCCGGCACGGTGTACCTGCAAAGGACGCTTTTAACCAAGCGTTCCCGAACGGGATTCCTCAAGCTGAGGACGAGGCAGCAAAAGCTGCAAACGATCAGCAGAAAGCCGCCATGGGGCAGATAGCCGGAATGGTTGGTGGTGCCGTGGGCGCAAAGGCGCTCTATGACGCAGTGACGGGGCAACCAATACTCGGGGGCATAGGGTCTAAGATTGGCGGCTTGTTCGGTGGCGGTGGCACGGCGGCTACGACCGCAGCAACTACTGCAGCGCCAGCGGCAGCAGCTCCGGCAGTGGCAGCGGTTCCTACGGTAGCCGCTCCTGAACTACTGGCCGTAAATGCAATTCCTGGGGCAACGACGGCGGCGGGTGCGACTGGTGCCGCAGGAGCCGCAAGCGGAGCAGGGATGGCAAATGCGCCGCTCTTTGGAAGTGGACTTGCGAGTGCCGGGGCAGTGCTCGCAACGATCCCAATCGCAAAGGCTTTACAGCCGCATATCTACAACGTGGGCGGAAAGCTTGGCCGCGCTCTCTTTGGTGGAAAGAGTAAGCCGCACCGTCAGTTTGTGGCCGAGGAAGTGGCGGCGGTTAATGACTTCGATAAACAGCTTCCAGGGTTTAGTTCTCTCACTCCGGAGCAGAAGTTCGACTTCGTGAACAAGGCTCACGCCGCAAAGATTGGGATAATCACTCCTGGATTTGCAGAAATGCAGGACGGCAAGCTTGTCACGGGCGAGGGGAGCAAGAAGCTTCCTGCTGAGTTCTTCGACGTTGAGCAGGCGTTCCGCGAGCATTCAGGAGCGATGGGCTTTGGAGATCACGACGCTCAAAGGGTTGGCACCACGGGGCTTTTGAGCAGCGCCAACAATTTTGGTTACACGCTCGCCGATGCGCTTAACGATGGCGCGGTAAGGCGAAGCACTCAAGACAATCTGCGAAAGATTCAAGAGCTGTACGGAAGCTTTCAGCAACCGCAACGGCCAGAGCAGCCTAAGCAGAAGGGAAGATTGGGGACAAACTTTTAGGAGCAATCAACAGATGATGACAGGAAGAGGATTTCTGGGCATTGACCCAACAGCACGAAAGGCGGTTAAGCCACCAATGCGAACTATGGGCGGCGGTCAGATGGCAGCGCCGCAGCAGATGATCGGCAATGCACCGGGCGTGTCTCAGTCGTTGCCGGTTTCTCGTGGGCCGATGCCTCAAATGCAGCCACATATGCCACCTCAGATGGTAGACCCAGGGCGTTACCCAATGCAGCGCGGGGGCGGACAAATCGGGAGCATCTCGCAATTTGCCTACATGCCACATGCAACACCGGGAAATCAGAATGTGACAATACAGCCGGGCCAGCCAATGCAGCAGCCTCCGTTGAATCTGTACGATCCAAGGATTCGACAGCAGGTAAATTTCGGACCTCCAACGCAGCAAATGCTGAACAGACGGTGAGGAGTAAATGGCGCTCCAGGGCTTTACCATGCCAGCGCCGACAGGCGGGCTCAATCGGTCTGACCCGATCGATAACATGCCGCCCAATGACGCGCAGGATTTAGTTAACCTCTTCCCGAACGGGCGATCGGCTTCGCTCAGGGGAGGTTATGATCTGCTGTGTCAAACTTCTGGCAAGGCCGACTTGGCCGTGCATTTTTTGCATACTTTACCGCTACAGGATGGGACTACTCAGTTAGTCACGGCTTGTGATGATGCGATCTATGAGGTTTCAAGCGGCACGCAGAGCGATATAACGGGGGCTACAACTCCGAGCGATGGCGATTGGAACGCTGCGATCTTCGCTAACCGCCTCTATATGTGCAACGGGGTGGACGTTGTGCAGGTCTATACCGGATCGGGAACGTGCTCTGACTCAACATTTACCGGCCCAGCGCTAACAAGCCTAATCAACGTTTCCTCGTATAAAGAGCGGCTTTACTTCGTTGAAAAGAACACGCTCTCGGTGTGGTACGGGGGTACTAAATCAGTCGGGGCTTCCGCTCTCACCGAGTTTGAAATGGATTATTTCTTCAAGCTTGGGGGGTATCTGCTCTTTGCCGGTTCATGGACTAATCAGCTTGCCACTACATCGGCGGATCTATTCTTCGCGGTTTCTTCAGAGGGGGAAATCCTCTTTTACAACGGGAGCGATCCGGCTGAGCCGTGGCAGCTAGTGGCGCGGTTCGTTATTGGCAAGCCTTTGGGCTACCGCGCATTCGTGCGGGTAAATCAGGATGTTTGGATCCTTACGCAGCAGGGGATCGTCCCCGTTTCGTCGCTCTTCACTGCAGACTTAGATACGATCATATCAGACGGTGTAGGGCGAAAGATTAACCCATTGATCGCAAGCTATGCGGCTGGAGTGCCATTTTCCCCGCTCTGGACGGGTAAGCACTGGCACAATGGGCGCCGGGTCTATATCCAGGTTCCGACTTCTGAAACGACCGCGATCCTTGCTGTGTATGGGCAAGACGCTAAGGGCTGGACCACCTACGAACTAAACACGCCAACTGATTGCATGGCTATCGAGGTGTCAGACGGCACGCCGTACATTGCTTCCAATGGTGGCGCTATTTATGAGTTTGAAACCGGGTACAACGATAACGGAAACGCCATCAACTACTCAGGCCGGTTAGCTCCAAGCTTTTACGGCTCACGCGGCAACTACAAGGTATTCGCTGACATTCGCCCGCTCATGTACACAAAGCGCGGCATTTCGATGGCATTAGCTATAGAAACCAATTTCCAAGAAGTATCAAGCCTTGATACAATTCCGACAACACCCGGCACTTTCACAGCTTGGGGCGCTCCGTGGGGCTCCGACTGGTCAGAGGGGGCGGTCTATATCTATGACCGCCATGCAACGAAAGGGCAGGGACACTCAGGAGCGATCCGCTTCGCTGGCTCTGCTAGAGACGCGCCGCTTGAGCTTTTTGGATTCGAAGTTCGCTTCGATCTTGGAGGTCAAGTTTAATGGCGCGTGGTGCACTAGCTACAGATCCAAAATTCAAACTCGCAACAGATGATGCAGGGCTTAAAGCTCAACGCGCTGCACTCATCAAAAAGATTCAGGCGGCAGGCGGCAAGGCAAAAGCTCCCCCGGCTCTGGTTAACCAGCTTAATCAGGTTTACGCGGCAGCTAAGAATCTTCGAAGCGGCCAAGCCACAACTCCCGGCGGCCCTGATAGCGGTCCGACACAGCCGACTTATGAAAGCGTGAACCAAGGCGCTCTCGGCGGCATGGACATGTACATGGACCAGATGCAGCAGAACGGCGCGTTTAATCCCGGCACGTTTCAAGATCAGTTCCAAGGCGCATATGACTCGGCGATGAACACTTTCGAGCAGCGCATGAACCCGCAGTTCCAGGATGAGCAGGCGAGATTCGAGCAGCGAGCAGCCGAGATGGGAATAGCTCCCGGAAGCGAAGGGTACGACAAGCTCTATCGAAACATGATGCAGGGCCAAAACGACGCACGCGCACAGGCTCGAGGCCAGGCGTATCAGGCCGGAATGGGAGCGCAGCAGCAAGCCTACAACCAGGCGGCGACAACCTATCAAATGCCCGCGAATATGCTCGGCGCATACGGCAATTTCTACAACGGCATGACCGGGCAGAACATGCAGAACGACCAGCAGGCGCATGACCTTGAGGCCATGAAGCAGCAGTTTGGCTACAACCGAATCTTGCAGAAGGAAGCGCCTCGAGGCGGCGGGGGAGGAGGAGGCGGTGGCATGAGCATGGACGATCGCTTTGCGCTGATGGATCGCGAGTTCTACAAC